CGTCCGGAAGATCGCGCCGATCCGGGCGGCATTGATCCATAATCCCCGTTATGCGAACGCCCCTCGACATCCCCACGCACCTGGTTAAAGACGCCACCCTCTACGCGCCTTCCCGCGACCCTCTCGACGCTGTTTGCCACGTCCTTCAGGACTACCCCAGGCTCGTTTCTGAGGTTCGCGAGTTGCGCCGTCGTGTCACCGATCTAGACGGCGAGGGCACCGAACTCGATGATCTCCTTGCCAGGCTTCAGAACGTTGCCAGGCAGATACTTGACCTGTGAACTGATAGCAAAATTGTTGCCTGAAGGTTCCTCGAGCTCGAGAAAATGCTACCAAACTGCCGGCAATCTGGTAGCATTTCCTTCGCCGGCAACCTGGTTGCTCGAGCAGATTTGCTATCAAATTTCCTGCAGGAAAATCCAGAATGCTAGTAAACCTTCGCGACTTCCCCGATGGCCTCGCTGACGATCTTAAGGCCATGACTCAACGCAAGACTGCCAGCGCCGCTGTCCTTCAGGCCTGCAGGAACTACCGTGGTTACGTTCAGCAGAACAACGCGCTCAGGGACGAGATCAAGGCCTTAAGGCTCGCTTTGGAATCCCAGCGTCACACCATGGAACAGGCCCGCATGGCTGCTATGCACCTCGTCGAAGCCTGTGGCCAAGGTGACATGCTCAATGGCTAAGCGAACAGTCGACCGCTGGCTTGATCGCCCTGGCACGCCTTCCCCTGTCGTCATCGCCCTGAACGTCATCACCGGCCTGATCATCGCCGGCCTCATTTCCAGCGCTATTTTCGGATAGCGCTCGGCCCTCAGCCTGACCACTCCACACTGATCACTCGCTTCTGCTTGTGTTGGCACGCTGTGTCAGTCCGCGAGTAGATCCACTCGCACATTTGCGATCGGCCCGAAGGGGCGAGGGGCGAAGCCCTGCTTTTTGAGCGCTCGACGGCGCCCGGAGGGGTGGGGGTGCTGTTACACCCCCACTTTAATGCAGACATCTGCATTTTCTGCTTGATCGGAAGACCCTGCTGATTGCTCATCTGCGGGGGCTACTGCATTCCTTATTGCTGCTTCGTCCGGCAGGCTCTGGACGTTCCAGCGGATCATTTTTATCCCCGCATCCGTGGTGGCCTTGTCTTTTCGCTTGTCGGCCTCCTGTCTCGCTGCTTTCTGGTGCGTGCTGTCGTCGAGTTCAATCGTGGCCACAACTCCAGCGTCTTTCCCGCATACAACGAAGTCGTAGCTGAGCCGATTGATGCGGTTATTCCACTCGTTAAACTTGAACCCGCGCTTTACGCCTAGCACCCTCGACACCTGTACTTGGCACAGCACGATGTGGTCAGGCAGTGCTCGAATGAGTCGGTGATACAGTATTTGCTCTGGCTTCGTCAGTGGACGCTTGGCGTAGAAGGGCCATGTTCCATCCCAGCTCGGCCCCTTTTTCCCTTTTGCCGCAATTGCCATGACGAACAATGCTGCCAATACAATGACGACCAGCAGTAGCCATTCCATGCTTATTCCTTCTCTCCAAATTTAGTCATGCGGCAGCGCCTTCACTTGCATTCGCACCATTTTCAAGTGTGAAAAGCAGCGCTCTTAGTAGCATCTTTGCCTGAGTTTTTGCTGGCCCAGGCAGTGAGTCGAAGCGCCTGAATATATCCATCATTTCTGAGCTTATGCCGCCCTCGTCGCCGAACAGCAGCCCGTCAACAGACACGTCTAGCTCTTTGGCCAGGACTACTAGCTTGTCTGCTGGCGGCGGGTTTGCGTCGTGCTCCCATCCGATATACGTGGTCTTTCCTGCGCCTACTTTCTCGGCAATCGCCGCCTGTGATACGCCCTTGGCCTTCCTTGCCTTGCGTAGGTTTTCCCCGATGGTCATATCGATGTCTCTGAGTTCGAAAATCTGCACGTGAGCCTACCTCCTGTCTTTCCATACAGTTTCAATATTCCGACCTTATAGGTCGAAATATTAGTTGACTGCGCATTGCCGAAAATCGTACCTTCTCGGTCGGAATATTGGTATTGACAGGTTTTTCATGGGCACGTTCGAACGGACACCGATAGCAGCCTTTTTCATCGATTGGCTGACCATTTCGCAGGAATTCGATTTCGACCTGCCGGTGGTGTGTGACGTGTTCACGCTGACCATTGATGCCAACACTGACGAAGTGCTCAGCACCCGCCAGCCGCGTTTCAAGCATGAAGCCAGTCATTCCACCTCGATCACCATTCATGTCCAGGGGCGCAAGATTCGCGTCGAGGGCAACCCAAGCAGAGTAGGGCGCCTTGATAACCTCTTCGGCTTCACGACCATCGAACAGTGTGTCTCTGTCTACAACGCAATCCTGCGCGAATACGGCCTTCCGGGTTTCACCCGTTGCACTGGCTCTGACCTGCGCCAGGGTCAGTCGGGCGGCTCGGCGGGCGATTGGATCGGCGACGGCGCCAAGATCGAACGTATCGACCTGACCACCAATGTCAGCGTGGGCGAGGGCAACGTCTTGGCCTACCTGCGCGGCGTCTCCAGCCAGCGCCTAGGCCACTCCATCGGTTTCCTGTACCCCAACGGTCGCACCGTCAGCTGGACCCCCAAGGGCAACGGCAAAGGGGGTCGCCTCCAATACCGCAAGGCCTACGACAAGGCGTTCGAAATGGACGCCAACCTGCTGCCACGCATGAAGCGCCTGTATGGCGACGAATCCCCCGAGTTTCAGTACGCCCAGCGCGTACGCGACTACTGCGCCGAGCATGGCGTGGTTCGCATGGAACAAGAGCTGAAAAACGAATTCCTCCAGCGGCACCACCTCGCGTGGTGGGGACTTTTCGATGAACGCCGCTTTGGTGAATTGCACGGTGAATTTCTGAGAGTAGATGAGCGATTACAGGTGACTGCGATGGACATGATGACGATAGCTGACAAGCTGCTTGAGAAGGGCATTGTAAATAGCCGCCAAGCTGCCAACTCTACCGCCTCCTGGGCGATTCTCTGGATGCATGGTTCGCCGTTCCCGGGTAATCAGCGCTCTCTCGGCACTCACGCTGCCCGTCTCAATAAGATCGGCATCAACATCCGCAACGCTTGCGATACCAGCCGCTTTGCGCCTGTGTTCGTTCGCCAGTGCCGCGAAATCACCAAGTCCAACGTCCTGGCCATCCCGAGCTGGTACCAGCGCGCGAACCACCTGCAGGTGGCCGCATGATCGCCGCGACCATGGACGCCGTAATCATCACCATGGCCGGCGCCGTGGCCATCCTCTGGCTCGGCGATTGGGTGCGCGCATGAGAACTGTCAGCTTCCAGGGCACCCAACTGACTGCCGGCCAGCGCCGCCAGATGGAACAACGCCAGCAGGCCAAGCCCGCATTTTTGGCGCCGCACCTCCAGCAGATGCTGGACGACAGCGCCCGCGAAATCGCCCGCATGAAAGAGCAGGGCACCCAGGGTGAAAACCCGAACAAGTTCAAACTCGACTATCAAGTAAAGGGAACGCCCTGGCTCGGTGACGTGTTTGGATTTGCAACTTACGAAACCGAGGAAAGTAACCATGGCATTTAATCTGCGTATCAAAATCACTTCGACCGACGTTGAAGTTAAGTCCGGCACCAACGCTCGCGGCCCCTGGGAGATTCGCGAACAAGAAGCCTATATGTTCAAGTCCGGTGACGAGTTCCCAGAAAAGATCATTATCGCACTTGGCAAAGAGGCCCCCGCTTACGAACCCGGCATGTACGAACTCGACGAAAAGTCCATCTACGTCGGCAAGTTCAAACAGCCTCAACTTTCCATGCGTCTCCGCCCCGTAGCCGCCGCCGCTCAACAGCAAAAGGCCAGCTAAGCCAGATTTTTACGAAGTAAAAACTGGCTGAGGAACGCGTAATGAATTTTCTAGGCTGTGACGGTGTTTGGTTGCTCAACGCAGACGGCACGACTGTTTGCCAAGGCAACATGAAGACTTTCACAGTTCAGGAAATGCGGGACCACTTAACACCCGCAATGTCGTTGGCCCAGAAAGCGGAAATAACCGGCGCAATGCTTGCACTGTTTGTTTTCGTCTGGGTCGCCAAGAAACTTCGCACAACTGTTTAATACGGAGTAACAACCATGAAACAACTGAAAATCAACGCCATCTGCAAGAAGTTCGGCCCGGCTGCTGTAACCGTTGCCCTGGCAACTCTGGCCTCGCCGGTATTCGCTGCCGAAGGCGATATCGACACCTCCAAGCCCCTGCTGTACATCGCTGGCGGCCTGGCTGCTGCCGGTGCTGTCACCGGCGCCATGTTCGGCCTGGTTGCCCTGATCGGTGCCGCCAAGAAAGCTCAGCGCGCCGGGACCTAATACCGTGCGGTAACTGCTGTATCAAGCCCGCTCGTATAACACGGGTGGGCTTTTTTATTGCCCGGAGATTGTTGAAATGGGGAACTTGCTATGTATCTCAACCCGGAAGATTTGGTCTTTCTTGGCGTGCTGTTTGCTCTTGGGTTGCTTTGCACAGGGCGCTAGTGCTGAGGATTACTACTGGTCTGCTGGCTCTTTTAAAAGCGCCTCTCCTAAAGCTGTTTGCGAGAACTACTTTTCCGACCTTAGCAAAGAGTGGACCTATAAGATTCATTCTGTGACGTTCTCCTTTCAAAATGAGAGCCACGGCTTTTGCCGTGGTATTAGTTATGGCTCTGAATATTCACAGCCTGCGTTCCGGTATGGCGATACTTGTCCAACAGGGTCTGTTTACAACTCAGCGAACGGCGAGTGTCAAAAGCCCCCATCTGCATGCGAGGGAAAGGCTGGTCAAACAACGTCTTGGACACTTCTCCGCCCCGATTTAAATGGCCTCGGCCCCATCGAGCACGCGTGTATGGACAACTGCCGTATTGCCCTGGGCAACTCGACCTGCAGCCCGGCATACGAAGGTGCCAAGACTGGCGTTTGCGTCGGTACCGGCCAGTTCACCGGCAGCGATTGCCAGCCCAGCGATAACCCTACTGGCGGCACGCCCCCGACTGATCCCAATCCACCGACCGACCCCACCGACCCGACAGACCCCACCGAACCGCCGCCCACCTGTGGCCCTGGCTTTTCGTGGTCTGGTACCACCTGCGTCAAAGACCCGCCCAAGCAGTGCGACCCGTCAACCGGCGAGGTGTGCCCGCCGACAGACCCCACCGACCCCAAAGACCCGACCGACCCCAAAGACCCCGGAGACGGTGGCGACGGAGACGGTGAAGGCGAGGGCAATGGTGATGGTGAAGGCAACGGCAATGGCGGCACCTGCGACCCCAAGACCGACCCCAAAAAGTGCCAGACAGACCCGAAGCCGGGCGAGGGTGACGGTGCCTGCGACCCTGCCAAAGACCCCAACAAGTGCGGCCAGTCCAGCGTAGGCGGGGAGGCTTGCGACGCCTCGGTCACCTGCTCCGGTGATGCCATCCAGTGCGCGATTCTGCGTCAGCAGAAGGCCCAGCGCTGCGCCGATGACGATTTCCGCAAGGTGGACGAGAAGGCCGTTAACGACCTGCGTACAGCGGTAGCTGCGAACCAGTCCGACGAGTCGTTCCAACCCATGAAGGCCACCAGCGAAAACACCTTCGACCTGTCCCGGATGATCGACACCAGCAGCCGCTTTTCCAAGTCCTGCCCGGCGATCCCTGACTGGTCGATCCCTTGGCTCGACGGCAAGAACGTCGCCGTTCGCATGAGCTGGGTCAACGACCTGTGCCAGTACCTGATCTGGATGGGTTACCTGATCGTCGCTTTCGGCATGCGCCGGGCGGCTGAAATCATTGCCGGAGGTATGAACTGATGCCCGCACTTATCGCCCTGTTTATGCGCGCCCTGGCCTGGGCGCTGCCCGGCCTTGGCTGGCACCTGCTCAAGGGCCTTGGCTTCGCCGCTGTGGCCTTTACGGGCGTTTCCGTGGCCATGGATCAGGCGAAGGCCTATGTCTTCTCCAGCCTCGGTTCAACGCCTACCGCGTGGCTCCAGCTCCTGGGCGTCCTGCAGATTGACGTGTACCTGAACATCCTGTTTTCCGCCTACGTCGCCCGCGCTGTGCTGTGGGGCATGAACAAAAGCGGCTCGAAATCCAGCATGCGCTGGCTTGGCAAGTAAGAGGCTCACACCATGCTGATCATCCGCACCGGCCTGCCAGGCGCAGGCAAAACCCTGAACGCGATTCGCGAAATCGACCTCGAGCACGCGGCCGACCCGAACGACCCGACCAAGCGCCTCCACAAGGACCCGCACGACCCTGATTTGCCCCCTCGGCCGATCTACTACAACGGCATCCCGGAGCTGGACGCCAGCAAGCTGAAAGCCAACTGGATCGAGTGGGACACGCCCGAAGAGTGGTTCAAGCTGCCCGACGGCGCCGTGATCGTCGTCGACGAAGCACAGGGCACCTTCGGCACCGATATCGGCCGTTCCCGTGTCGAGAAAGTGACCCGCTTTGAGAAGCACCGGCACCACGGCTGGGACATTCACCTGATCACCCAGCACCCAAGCCTGCTGGCTCCAGCAGTGCGCAAGCTGGCCGGCAAGCACATCAACTTTTTCCGACCCTACGGTCGCTCCAAGGGCATCTTCCGGCACGAGTACGAAATGTGCATCGACAGCCCGGAAAAGCGCTCCAACTTCAAGCTGAGCCAGGAAACCAAGGTCGAGCTAGACCCGGCTTACTTCGGTGTCTACAAGTCCAGCACCGTTCACACGCACAAGAAGGTGACGCCGCGATTCCTCAAGCTGCTGCCGCTGTACATCCTGGCCACCCTGGTGCCGCTGGCCCTGGTTGCCGGTGTGTTCTGGTACATGATCGCCAGCGGCAAGGACGAACAGGAGGCGCTGCGCAGCCAGATGGAAGGTCAAGGGCAGGGCAGTGAGCTGCTCCCCGCCGGAAGCCTCCAGAGCGCCCATGCTGGCCAGTCCTACGGCACCGCTCAGCCTGCCCAGGAAGACAAGCCCGACGACTACTTCGAACAGGCCACGCCCAGGGTCGCAGACCTCCCGCTGTCCGCTCCGAAGTACGACCAGCTGAACAAGCCCAGGGATTTTCCGCGTCCAGTCTGCGCGGCCACCTTCGACCAGCGCCTGATTGACACCGCGTACCGTCGTGGCCAGCAGGTCGGCGTTCACAAGGGCAAGCCAGCCGCCTGCAAGTGCTACACGCAGCAGATCACCCGCATGGAAACGACGTTCGAGTTCTGCATGGATGTGGTGGAAAATGGCTACTTCGACGACACACGACTGGCCCCCAGTTACGCCAGCGGCTACAGCAACCGCGGCTTGACCAGCCAGCCAGCACCAGAAATGCCGGCTGCTGCGAGAGACCGAGGGCGCGCAGCGTCCTCGCAGCAGCCGGTAGACTCATCGGGCATTGTTGTCGTTGGCAGCAGCAAGAAAGGCATTCTTTGGTGAGGACTGACGATGCACGACGCACATATCACGCGCTACATGCGGCTCAAGATCCAGGCCCGCCAGGAACGCGAGTGGCAAGACCTCAAGCTGTTCATGCTGTGTCATATCCCTGTGATCGCCGTTGTGGTGATTGCCGCCTGGGCATTCTCGTAGGCTTCGCATAATG